TATATGGTAACACATAGGAGAGGAAAGGACAAGGTGGTTAGGAGGTGACACAATGAAACGCATTAAAGAGTTGCGACAGGCGAAGGGCCTGCGACAGGTAGATATGGCGGCACATTTTGGTGTTGGCCAGACCGCAATAGTCAAGTGGGAGAGCGAAGGATTGTACCCTCCGTCCCGACTGCTGCCGGAAATCGCAATCTATCTCGGCTGCACGCTGGACGATCTGTACAAAGGGGAGAAGGAGGCTATCTAATGGCTGCGAAGTATGTCACTCCTGCCGAACTGGCAGAGCGGTGGATCTGTTCGCCGGACTACATCCGCAAGCTGATCCGCATGGGCGTGCTCAGTGCGGTCAAACTCGGCGGCTGGAAAATCCGCTGGGACGAGGTTTACCGCTACGAAAAGGAGCAGGAGAAGCGCGACGCCGAACTGCTGCGGCAACAGCGTATCGGTTACATTCTGTGATAATTTTATCACAAACGGAAAGGCGAGGACAACGATGGAAAGGTACCAGAATATCTACCAAAGTGCCCGCGAAGGTGCGGGTTTGACGCAGGAAAAAGCAGCCGAGATGCTTGGCTGGTCGGTGCGGAATCTGCAGGCCATCGAGCAGGAGGACCGGACACCTACGCCGGTGCGCGTGGCTGAGATGGCAGAGGCGTATCGTGCGCCATGGCTGCGCGGATATTACTGCAACCGGTGCCCGCTGGGTACACTGTGGCGGCGGCCGGAAAGCAATGTGGAGCTGCAGCAGCTGGCCTTGGAGGTCGGTTTGGAGAGCGAGGACTACGAGCAGGAGCGTGCCGACGCGCACGATCTGGCGATGATCGCCCTCGACCGCAAAATCGACGATGACGAATCATCGAGATATAACGCCATTGTGCAGCGTATGCTGCGGCGGGCCTATCTGGCAGAGATGGCCTTGATCAGCGGCGAGACAGCAAAGGAGCGAGAAAATTGAAAAATGAACAAAGAAAAAACGCCCAGACGGCGGCAACCGTACTGAGCGTCAATGCAAAAACATCTTGTATTTATAATTATACCACCACAGCCATCGACCGTCAAGTACCGGATCTTGAGGTTCTGGACGGCGGCTGCCAGGGCGTGCGCCCGCGCATGGTCGGCATCGGCTTTACACTGCTGCTGCTCACGGCCGGACTGACGGACAACGGCACGCTGCCGCTGTGGGGCACGGTGCTGGCCGGTGTGGTCGGTCTGGCGCTGGTGTTGGGAGGTGTGCGCGATGCTGCATAAGACAAGAGAGGGGACAAGAGGCACATGAATTTCCATTTTGACGGTGCTGTGGCTGAAATGTACGGCGTGGACGGTGCGGTTTTTATCTCGCGCCTGCAGTTCTGGATCGAGAAGAATGCCGCCAACGACCGGCACTATCACGAAGGCCGTTACTGGACGTACAACAGCCTGCGCGCCATGGAAAAACTGTTCCCGTTCTGGTCGCGGCGGCAGATTGAGCGCATCGTCAAGAACCTCAAGGACAAGGGTGTTCTGCTGACCGCGAACTACGCCAGGGACAGCTATGACCGCACCCTGTTTTACGCCCTCGACGAGAGCAAATTACCCATTTCACCGTTTGGTGGTGACCTGTCACCAAACGGTGACACCCCACTGTCACCAAACGGTGACAACCTGTCACCGAACGGTGAAATGATTAATGAACAGTTAAAGACACATATAAGAGAAGAGGAAGATAAGGCAAATAAGCCCGAAATAAGCAATAAGCCGCAGCAGCTTGCAGACCGGTACAACGCCATCTGCACCAACCTGCCGAGGGTCGTCCGGCTGACGGACAAGCGCCGCCGAGCGGTGCGCCTGATCCACGACAAGGGCTACACGCCGGAGCAGCTCGATGAGGCGTTCCGCAGGGCACAGGCGAGCAGCTTTTGCGCCGGCCAGAACGACCGCCATTGGAAGGCCGATTTTGACTGGCTGCTGAACGAGAATAATCTGGTCAAGGTGCTTGAGGGCAAGTACGATAATCCGGCGGCAGCTAAGCCGCCGCGGAAGAAAGCCGAGGAGGTGGAAGAATGGTAGCGCCGCTTGATGCAGAATACAGCGTGATTGGCTCACTGCTGCTCGAGCCACAGATTGCTGGTGAGCTGTTCGCAGCAACGAGCGAGCAGGACTTCACCCGCGAGGAACTGCGCAACGTATATCTGGCCGCCCGGAAGATTTTCAACGCGGGCAAGCCGCTTGATGCAGTCACGCTTCGCGCGGCTGTCGGCAAAGAATACGAGCCGCTGTTTTTCGACTGCATGGAAGTCACCCTGACCGGCCGACGTTGGAAATCCTATGTTGCTGCGATGCAGGAGCAGACCCGAGTGACCCGCCTGCACGAGCTGGCGGACCGTCTGGCACAGATTCAGACCAGCGAGGAAGGCCGCGAGCTGATCGCACAGGCCAGTGCCGCTGCGGGTGAACGGTCGGGCGTTCAGATCGTGACGATGCAGGACGCACTGGTCAACTTCGTGGAGGAGCAATCCACTAAGCGCAAGTTTATCAGCTACGGATTCAGCCGTCTTGACGGCCGCCTGTACAGCGATTACGGTGATTTCGTCGTGCTGGCCGGCAGACCGTCGGCGGGCAAGACAGCAATGGCTCTGCAGATGGCGGTACACATGGGACGGCACGACAAGGTTGGCTTTTACAGTCTGGAAACATCACCGGCCAAGCTGACCAACCGCATCATTGCCAATCGTGCAATCGTGGACTTCGGCCGTATCAACCGCCGAGAGATGACGCAGGAAGAATGGGAGCGCGTGGTGCGGCTCAAAGGCGAGATTATGGAGAGCGATGTTGAACTCATTCCGGCCAGCGGCTGGAGTGTGCAGGATATTCTCTCGACCGCCTTACAGCGCCGGCACAAGATTATCTTTATCGACTATCTCCAGCAGCTGACCGGCCGCGGCAAGGATCGCTTTGAGCAGGTAACGCGCATTTCTCTGGATTTGCACGCAATGGCGCAGACACACGGCATTTTGGTTGTGGCACTCAGTCAGCTCAACCGTGCATCAACCGCAAGACCTGACGCAGCACCGACGCTCACCGATCTGCGTGAGTCCGGTCAGATTGAGCAGGACGCGGATGCGGTGCTGGCGCTGTACATCAACGAGGAAGAAAACGCACCACCGAACGAGCGCTGCCTGCAGGTGCTGAAAAACAAGGAAGGTCGGCTCGGCAAGATTCGGCTCGACTTTGACGGCAGCCTGCAGCAGTTTGCCGAGTACATGGACGGCCAGCGCGAGGTGATCGTGCAGACGAAAAAGATGGAGGAAAAGCGTGAAACTAAGAAAGGCAATCCCAAGGCTGCGGTTTGAGCGCCGCCGACTGTACGCACAGAGTAAGGTCTGTCCGCCGGAAATGCGGCGGGAATACCGAGAGAGGGCAGAGGCCATCGGTGCGGTGCTGAGATACATCAAGAGAAATCGGAAGGAGAAACAGCATGATTGAGATTAAAATTAACGGAATACAGGCCGAATGCAAATTTGATTGCACGAATGGACAGATTTTGAGTGATGACATCCACCGTGTGTTGATCGCGCTGTATCGCGTAGTTTGCAAGGCGACGAATGACGAGACTGCCGACAAGGCGATGCAGTACATCATGGCTCTGATCGGGTCTGGCGTAATCAAGAAAGACTATGAGCAGCTGATGCAGATAGAGGGAGCGGGAAATGGCAGATGAGACACGCCGCGTCATTTGGCGGCACCCGCGCGGCATCTACGAAACGGTTGAGGTGTCCGGCACCGGAGTCTTTGGCGTGCCGTATAGCTACCGGGAAACCGTATACACCCAAGAACGCGACGCACGCGGCGTGGCACGCAAAGAAATCCAGCCTGCACCGCCGAACGGCGGCAGACCGGCCGGAGGTCCGCGCATACCGTTAACGGATAAGGAAGAAAAGGAAATCTGCGAAATGTACGAAACAATGCCGCTTGCAATCGTGGCGGCAAGCATGCACCGCTCAAGCAAAACGGTGCGAGCGGTACTCGAAAAGCATGGTATTCAGAGGCGGAAATACGGTCCGCGAACGAAGTAAACCACTGAAACAAGAAAAAGGAGCGAAAACATCTTGAAAACGATTAGCATAGTGAATTTGAAGGGCGGCGTCGGCAAGACCGTCACCGCAGTAAACCTCGCCGGTATTCTGGCGGCCGACTATGGCAAGCGCGTGCTGCTGGTGGACAGCGACCCGCAGGGTGACGCCTCGCAGTACATCGGCGTTGTACCTGACGCCTGCAGCACGGCCGACCTGTTCGACGGCGGCTCGGCCTACTACGAGGACGTGATTCAGCACACCATTTACCGTGATCTGGACATCATTCCGGCGGATATGCAGCTCGCTTCGGTTGATCTGGACGCCGACATTGACCGCAAGCAGGCGGTCCGCGTGTACGCCGACCTGCGGGACGCACTGGTCGAGGATGATGCGTACGACGTGATGATCTTCGATTGTCCGCCGTCGTTCAGCCTGCCGTGCATCTCGGCGATTGCTGCCAGTGATGCGGTCTTCGTGCCGATCAAGCCGGGCGCGTTTGAGATGTCCGGTATGCGGCTGCTCGCCGACCAGATTGCCAGCGTGCGCAGCACCGGTCTCGCCTGGCGCTGCGTGGTCGGCTTGTTGACGATATGGCACAATGCGGACGCTACGAGGCAGAGTGAGGACTGGCTGCGCGAGCACAGCCCGATTCCGCTTTTTCAGCAGAAAATCCGCCGCACCGACAAGGTGACGGAATCCACCTACGCCGCACAGCCGGTCACGCGCTGGTCTCCGACCTCGGCAGCTGCACGAGATTACCGGGCGTGGGTCGAAGAACTCATGGAGGTGCAGTAAATGGCTAAGAAATTTGATCTTGCCGCCCTGATGGGCGAGGCGGTGTCCAAATCGGACACCGGAGAAATGCGGGTGGAGCAGATTCCACTCGTTGAAATCGAGGAAAACGAGAACAACAGCTACGCGCAGACCGGCATTGACGAGCTGGCGGAGTCCATCAAGGTGATTGGATTGCAGCAGCCGCTTGTGGTACGCCGAAAGACCGAGGGCGGGTACTTACTGCTCGCCGGACACCGCCGCCGGAACGCACTGGCGCTGCTCGACCGCAAGACCGCGCCCTGCATTGTGCTTGACGCTGATCTTGACCCGTCCCTGCAGGTGCTGATCCTGCACTGGACCAACACCATGGCACGCGGCGGCGGTGGCCTGACCGCACAGTACACCGCAGCGGCGGCAAAGGAGATTGAGGCCGCGCTCAGGGATCTGCAAGCGCGCGGCGTGGTAGAACTGCCGGGCAAGCTGCGGACGTATGTCGCGGAGGTGCTCAAAACGTCCGAGAGCCAGATTGCCAGGGCAAAGGCAATCGACAACGGGCTGACCGAGGCGTGGCAAGGCGATTTTAAGTGTCACCGCATCAACGACAGCGCCGCCTACGAGCTGTCGCAGTGCGACCCGGAATTGCAGCGTAAGCTGCACGGCGCATATCAAGGCAAAATGTACAACCTTGATGCGAAAAAGATCAAGGCGCACAAAAAGGCGGCGGAGTATCCCTTCACGCAGCTAACCTGCCCGGCGGAGAGCTTTTCGCCCCATCCCTGCACAGGCATGGATAAGCGCGCGGCGTGGGTGCGGGACGGCAAGTGTCCCGGCTGCTGCCACAGCTGCGACAAGGCGGACGGGTGCGAAAAGGTGTGCGGCGTGGTGAAACAGCGCATCACGAGCGCGAAGGACGCCGAGACGCGCAAGGCCGAGCGCCAGCAGCGCGAGGACGCCTTCATGAAATCGCCGCTCGCGATGGCGCGGCGGTATATCAAGCTCGCGCTCGCTGGCGTCGGAATTACGAGCTATGAAGATCTTGAGGGCTTCCCGAAACGCTGGTATATGGACTGGCTGTGGCATGATCCGCTGGGCTGCCCCGCACCCGATCTGGATGACCTTTTCCGTCTGGCCGACTGGGCGGGGGTGGACCCCTTCGAGATGATTGCCGGACATGAGCCGAGCAGCGTATGGCACAAGTACACCGAGGAGCGGCCGCCGGAGGGCGCTCGGGTGCTGTGTAATCTGTGCGGCTGTGCCGGACGGTATGGAGAGTATATCTACAAGGGTGGAAAGTGGTATTTCCCGGATTTGGACGATGAGGAGTGCGAGGCAAATATCCTCGTCAGCGCGTGGACGGAGGTGTTCCCGGAATAATGGCTGAATACATTAAGCGGGATACTGTCATAAGAGCGGTGATGGCAGCGAAATGGATGGACGGTTCCGACGGTGCCATGGCAATGGAGATTGTTGCCTCGCTGCCAGCCGCCGATGTTGCTCCAGTGGTGCATGGGCGGTGGGACGATTCCGGGAGATATACGTTCCCGAGTGGTGCCGCAGCTGTCAGGTGCACCAACTGCGGCTGCGCACTGACAGAGAGCGAGTATCGCCTGAACAACTGGAATTACTGCCCTGTATGCGGGGCAAAGATGGACGAAGGACTAAAAAACATTTGACAAACCGAAAATTTCCGGATATTCTATAAAACTACACGCGGACGGGGAAACTCGTCCGCTGTGGTGTTCAATTTGGACACCGTTGGAGGGAAAATGAAGAGGAGAAAGACAATCCGAGCCGGACGGCTTGTGTGGGACATTACCTACACGGTGCCGCGGCCGAACGCCAACACGGCGCAGCGCAAGCGTATCCGCGAGGTGACGGAGAAACAGATCCAACGCACTAACGCCAACACGGCGCAGCGCAAGCTAGAGCAGCTGATGGCGTGCAACTTCGACGAGGGCGATTTAGTGCTGACCGTCACCTATCGAGATGCGGACTTGCCGGACAGCGCCGACGTGACACGCAAGCATCTCGGCAAGGTGTTTGCACAGATGCGGGCCTACCGCAAAGCGCGAGGTCTTCCGGATCTGAAATATATTTATGTGCTCGAGGGCAGGCACGGAGACCACCGGCCTCACGCGCACATTATCATCAACGCCGCAGGCGGTGACTTGGAGCTGATGCGGTCACTCTGGATTTGGGGAGATGACATCCAGCTCAACTATATTAGAGAGCGTGGGTACGACGGATGGGCAGGCTACTTGACCAAAGAGCGGAGAGAAGCGTCGCTCAACGGCAAAAAGCAGTTTGTTGGCAGCCGCAACCTTGCCCGACCGGTCACGACTTACGAGTGGGTGGACGACGGCACGACCGTTGATGCACCGCCGGGAGCACAGGTTCTCGATGAGGGCGGCGGACGCAACGAGATAGCCAGCTGCAAGTACATCAAATACCTGATGCCGAAAACCATACATTATAATAGTAAGACAGCGCGCGGGAAGAAGCGCGTTGATTCTGGCTTGGAACTGTCTATAACATATGACAGAGGGCCGGAGAAACAACGTCGAAAGGGTAGACAGGAGCGGAAAACGAGTGTATAATCATAAACAGAAGATGAAAATCGTGTGCCCGCGATGTGGCCGGCCAACTGGTGTTATGGTCATGCCGGGACAAACTGTGCTGAGGTGTTTCCCACTTTGGTGCAAATATTGCAAGTGCGAGTCCATCGTCAGCTTTGACGGTGAGAGCCAGAGGCCTTGGAGCCCAGAGCCGACCGCGTGACATTCCGTGAGGAGTGCGCGCTGTCGGCTTTTTATTTTGCCAGAAAGGCGGTGAGCCGCGTGCAAACGGTGCGCGAGATGATACCTGAGTACAAGCGCAACCTCGACCGGCTGCGTCAGCGGCGGCTTGATCTGCTGAGGGAACGTGAGTTTGAACCAAGCTTTGAGAAGCGCTACAAGCTGACCGAGCGGATCGTCCGGATAAACAAGATCATCGCCAGCAGTTCAGCAGCGCTGCATGACATGATGGAGTACGACCATGGCTAAGCCCTGGGCGAAGTCGTTCTACAACTCGGCGGCATGGCGCGACACCCGCGAGGCCTACATGGTCAGCCGGCACGGACTGTGCGAGCGCTGCGGCAAGCCGGGACTGATCGTGCACCACCGCAAGGCACTGAGGCCGCAGGACATGAACGATCCGGCACGCACACTCGGCTGGTCTAATCTCGAGCTGCTGTGCCATCACTGTCACGACATTGAGCACATGGCAAAGCACAGCGGCGCACGCTGCGGATTTGATGACGACGGAAACCTACTCCCCCCATTCGAGCCGCGGCGCTGATCGGCGGAAGACCGCACCCCCCACTCAAATTTCACCGAGTGACGGGTGCAGGAGGGGTGTAGTTGAGAGGAGGTGCGGCATGGGAAAACCGAAGGCCGAGACAAGAATAAAACGCGAGCGCGAGAAGCTCGCAGAAGTCTTTGCAAAAATGGACGAAAACAAGCGGAAAACCGCCGAAAAACTCATGGATAACGCGGCTTTTATGGCCGTAACCCTGGAGGATTTACGGGATTCCATCAACGAAAACGGCTGTGTGTCCGAGTACCAGAACGGCGAAAATCAGTTCGGCACGAAGAAGTCGCCGGAGGTCGAAGTGTACAACACGATGATCAAAAATTACACCACGGTCATCAAGACGCTGTGCGACCTGCTGCCGGAGTCCAACGGGGAAATGAATGCCTTGACTGAGTGGCAGCGCACGGCCGCAGGGAAGCGTATCGGCTGATGGGAAAGCGCACGATCTGTCCGCTGACCTGCCCGATGATCAACAGCCAGGGATTTTGCGAAAGCGCCTGGACGCGGGCATCGCAGGTGACGGAGTGCCCGCACCGGAAAATGCGGGAAACGGTGTCCAATTTGAACACCGACAACGAGAAGTAACAACGAGAGCCAGAGGCCTTGGAGCCCAGAGCCGACAGACTGCCAGAGATGGTGCTGTCGGCTCTTTTTGTTTTTGCGCTGTGACGGACGGTATTGCCATTCCGTCCACCCATATCGAGTATATGGGCAAGGATACGGCGGCACATCCGGCAATGGGATCGCCCGGGTGCGTCCGTCAGAGCGCAAAAGCAGATGAAACCGGAGGAGGTGAGCAGTACGGCAGCCAAAACAGACCCCAGACAGGCGAGAGAACGTCTTGTCAAGCGCATGGAGCGCGAAGCCAAGAAAACACCGGCACCGGAGGGTGAAAACTGGCTTGAGCAGTACACCTGTCTGGTGCTGACCGGCAAAATCACCGCCTGCCGCAAGGTCAGAACGCTGTGTGCCGTCCTGCTCGACAAGTTGCGCCACCCGGAGAAGTACCGGCCGTGGGTGTTCGATGAAGCCCTGGCAAACCATCACATTGAGTTCGTCGAGCGGTTCTGCAAGCAGCCGCAGGGTAAGCTCGGCGCACCGCTGCGCTTGGAGCTGTTCCAGAAAGCACGCTGGCAGGCGATCTTCGGTTTTGTCGATGCACACACCGGTCTGCGTCAGTATCAAGAGTGCATGATCGTAGAGGGACGTAAGAACGGCAAAACGACCGAGTGCGCCGGTATCGAAATCGACCTGCTCGTCAACGACGGCGAGGGTGCACCAGAGATTTACTCCATCGCAACCAAGCGGGAGCAGGCGGCGAAGAGCTTTAACGCCTGCGTCAATATGCGAAAGCAGTCGCCGGAGCTGGCGGCGGCTATCCGCAAGCGGCAGAGCGACCTGTACTACCCGTACAACCTCGGCTTTATCACGGCGCTGGCGAGTGCAACCAACACACTTGACGGTCTGAACGCTCACGGCGTACTTGTGGATGAGCTGGCGGCTATCAAGAACCGCGCCATCTACGATGACATGAAACAGTCCATGTCAGCACGCGAGCAGCCGCTGCTGTTCTCCATCTCGACCAACGGTTTTGTGCGCGAGAGCATTTTTGACGCCCAGTACGAGTATGCCGCCGGTGTGATTGACGGCTCGATTGACGATGACACGTTCCTGGCGTGGATCTACGAGCTGGACGAGCGGGACGAGTACCGCAGCGAGAAAATGTGGATCAAGGCCAATCCCGGACTTGGCACCATCAAGAAAGTAGACTACCTGCGGCGCATGGTCAAAAAGGCGGACGCAGACCCGTCCTTCCTGCCGACCGTGCTGGTCAAGGACTTCAATCTCAAGGAAAATGCCGCGACAAGCTGGCTGACCTGGGCGGAGTGCTCCAATCCGGAAACATTCAGCATCGCATTCGACTACGCCATCGGCGGCATGGATGCGGCAGACAGCATCGACCTTGCGGCTGCAACGGCTATCTGTCAGCGGCCGGGCGACCCGAAGATCTACCGCCGGAGTATGTACTGGCTGCCGCAGAGCGTGCTTGATGCCGATGCGGCTGCCGGCAACCGCCGTGAGCGCGACAGCGTGCCGTATAGCCTGTGGGTCAAGCGCGGCCTGATGCGTGCCGTGCCGGGCAACAAGGTGGACAAGCAGGTCATGCTCGACTGGTTTATGGAGCTGCGCGACGAGGACGATCTGTACGTCCGCTACATCGGCTATGACCCGTGGCACATTGACGATAGCCTGCTCGACCGCTTCAAGGCCGAGTTTGGCGAGCAGTGCATGATACCTGTCCGACAGGGCACGCTCAGCCTGTCCCAGCCGATGAAGGACCTCAAGGCCGACCTCGGCGCCGGTCTGGTGGTCGATAACAACAACCCGATTGACAAGTGGTGCATGGTCAACACCGAGGTCCGCACTGACATCAACGGCAACATTCAGCCGGTCAAGATCACGGACAGCCGCCGCAGAATTGACGGCACGGTTGCGCTGATCTGCGCGTACAAGGTGCTGCAGGACCACTACGACGATTACGTAAACATGAATGAGGAGGCGTAACATTGGGACTACTTGAGAAGCTGTTCCCGCGCAGACCGCCCGGAGGGACAGCGCCGCGGGAATATTTCAAAACACTGACCGCCTACCAGCCGGTCTACACGACCTACCGCGGCGGCCTGTACGAAATGGAGCTGACGCGGGCGGCCATTGCGGCGTTTGCGCGGCATTGCAGCAAGCTGCACCTCGAGGTGACGGGCGACGCCCGGCCGGATCTGCGGCGCGTGCTCGGTATGCAGCCCAATCCGTTTATGGATGCGAGCAAGTTCCTTGCGCGGCTGGCGACCATCTATCTGGTGCAGAACAACGCCTTTATCGTGCCGATGGAGGACAGCGCCGGTCGGCTGATCGGGTATTATCCGGTACTGCCGCAGCAGTCCTCGGTGCGTGAGTACGGCGGCGAGCCGTATCTGCAGTACAGCTTCTGGGGCGGTCAAAAGGCCGCGATCGAGCTGAACCGAGCGGGTATCCTGACCCAGCACCAGTACGAGGACGATTTCTTCGGCTCGGACAACCGGCCGCTCATGCCGACCATGCAGATGGCGCAGACGCAGGCCGAGGGCATTATCAACGGCATCAAGAATGCTACGACCATCCGGTTTCTGGCTCGTCTGAACGGCAACCTCAAGGAAAAGGACATCACTGCCGAGCGCGAACGCTTTGCGCGGGACAATCTGGCCGGTAATTCGACCGGCGTTGCCATGTTCGACAGCAAGTACGCGGACGTTAAGCAGATCGAGTCGGCGGCGATGGTCGTCAATCCCAAGCAGCAGGAGCTGATCCGCGCGAGCGTGTTCGAGTATTTCGGCACCAATGAGAAAATCCTCACCAACACCTACAACGAGGACGAGTGGAACGCCTACTACGAGGGATTTATCGAGCCGTTTGCCATTCAGCTGTCGCTGGTGCTGACGGCTATGACGTTTACGTCGGAGGAAATCGCGGCAGGTGCGTCCATCATCGCAACGGCGAACCGTTTGCAGTATGCGAGCAACCAGACCAAGCTGAATGTCGTGACGCAGCTGTTCGACCGCGGCTTCCTGACCCACAATCAGGGTCTGGAAATCTTCAACATGAGTCCGGTCGAGGACGGCGACAAGCACTACATCCGCAAGGAGTACACAGAGGTGTCCAATCTGGACGCCGTGGGCGATACGTCAAAGGAGGGCGACAATGGCGATCACACCGGAAACCCGTGATTACCGCACTTTTGAGGTGCGGGCGCTGTCGGCAGACGGCAGCGGGGAAGAACAGAAATACCGCGTGGAAGGGTACGCGGCGGTTTTTGATGAGGAAACCGTGCTGTACGAGTACGACGGCATTGAATACAAGGAAGTCATCGACAGGAGCGCGTTTACGGGAGCGGAGATGCGCGATGTCGTGATGAATTATAACCATGGGGGTAAACCCGTGGCACGAACCAAGAACGGCACCTTACAGCTGACTGTGGACACACGCGGTCTGCGTATTTCGGCTGACCTGTCCGGCACCGAGGAAGGGCGGAGGCTCTACGAGGAAATCCGGGGCGGTTATCTGGATCAGATGTCGTTCGCGTTCACCGTCAACAAGCAGGAATATGACCGCGCAAAGCATCTGCGCCGCATTACCGGTTTCAAGCGGGTGTTTGATGTGGCGGCGGTGGATATTCCAGCGTACGACGGCACCAGTATTGCGGCACGCTCGTGGGCAAAGGCGGAGGCCGAGCGCGAGCACGCGGAGGCGGACAAGCGCCGCAGGCTGGAACTCAAGCTGAAAACCTATGGTATTACAAAGGAGGAAAAGTAAATGAGCAAGAATCAGAACAAGCAGGCGATCTTCGGCGGTTTCCGCAATCAGGTCGGCCTGCAGTTTTTTGCAGGCAAGAACCGCATGACTGAGATCGAGGAGCGTCTGGCAGCCATCCGCACCGAGATGGACGCCGATGGTGCTGACCTTGATGCATTGAGCGCGGAAACCGACAGTCTGCTCGAGGAGCGCAAGACCCTGCTGGGTCAGGCAGAGCAGCGCCGCAATCTGCTGAACAAGATCGCAAACGGCGCAGGCGGCGAGGTACGCACGTTCCAGCCGCAGCCGACTCCGCCGGAGCAGCGCGAGTATGACCGCTCGAGCGAGGAATACCGCTCCGCATGGCTGAAAACGCTGGCAAACAACGAGCTGACCGAAACCGAGCAGCGTGCATGGTCTACCGCAACGGCTTCCGCCGGCCCGCTGGTGCCGACCCAGACCGCGAACACCATCATCGAGAAGGTGCACCAGTACGCACCGCTGCTGGACAAGGTAACGCTGCTGCGCGTGCCGGGCAATGTGACCTTTGCGGTTGAGAGCGAGCAGGCAGATGCAGAATACCACACCGAGAATGCGGCTATCACCGCAGCAGAAACCGGCCTGACCAAGATCAACCTGTCGGCGTACGAGATCACCAAGCTCGTGCAGATTTCTAAGTCCGTACAGCAGATGGCGCTCGACGTATTCGAGAACTGGCTGACCGATATGCTGGCGAAGAAGATCGCAAAGCTGATCTCGGACACCATCATCAAGGGCACCGGCACGGATCAGGGCACCGGCATCGAGAAGGCGAACACCTGGGGTGCGACCAACTCGGTCACTGTCGGCAAGACTGCCGCACTGACGAACCAGAACGTGCTCGACCTCATTGCACTGCTGCCCGGCGGCTACGATGCAGGCGCACAGTTCCTGATGAGCAAGAAGACCCTGTTCACCGACTTTATGCCGCTGCAGGACAAGTCCAAGAACGACCTCGTTCGTATCGAGGGCGGCAGCTACTACATCTACGGCTATCCGGTGCTGATCGACGAGCGCATCGGTGACCACGAGGCTTATCTTGCGGACCTGTCCACCGTCATCGGCAATATGCCGGAGGACGTGACCATTACCTCGACGTTTGACGTCAAGACCAATGCGTTCCTGTTCCTCGGCTGCGCGATGTTCGACTGCAAGCCGAGCCAGGCCGATGCGGTCCGCAAGCTCGTGAAGGCGAGCGCCTGATGCTGACGCTCGACCGCTTTAAGCTGTACGCCCGCATCGACCATGCGGACGAGGACGAGCTGATTGAGAGCCTGATCCGGGCGGCAGACACTGCCGTCCGGGATATGACCGGCAAGGAGCCGCCGTCGGACAGTGATGAGCTGTTCGACACGGCGGTGCTCCAGCTGACGGCGCACTGGTACGAAAACCGCACGCCTGTCACGGACACGAGCGTGACACAGGTGCCGTTTACCGTGCAGACCCTGCTCAACCACATCGCCCTGTCCGGTCGATACCCGGAAAAGGAGGGCTTAAATGGCGCTGACCAATGATCTCAGACACCGCCTGACGGTGTATAACAAGCACCAGATCGAGAACGACATCGGCGAAACCTGCTGGCAGTACACCGAGGACGGCAAGATCTGGGGTGCGCTGACTGTCATGTCCGGCAGGAACGAAACCCTGCCGGGCGATACGGTTCGCGCCGAGGTTACGCATAAGCTGACCATCCGGCCGCGCTCGTGCAGACTGACCACGGCAACGTATTTTGTCTACGAGGGTCAGCGGTACGATGTGCTGTACTGGCAGCCGCATTACAAGCGCCGCGACCGTCTGGAGGTCATGCTGCAGCTAGTGGTTGAAGATGCGTGACGGATTTGACTGCTCTGAACTGATGGACTTTGCGGAACGTCTGGGGGCACAGCCGAAAGAAATGCTGAAAGCGCAGAAAAAGATGCTGCGTACCAGCGGCACAAAGCTGCGCCGGAAAACGGCTCAGCGTGCCCGGGCTGATGTGCGCCGTACAGCCGTCCATCGTCCAAAGTATGACCGTAAGGCAGGCGACTATCACAGAAGCATCAAGCGCGGCAAGCTCAACAAAGAAGATGACACGCTTCGGATCCGAGTCTATTCTTCGGATGAAATCGGTCATCTGATCGAAGATGGCTGGACACCGAAACTGCGTGACGGCTCAAAGGGTAGTTATCAGGCAGGCAAAAAGGTGTTTGCTAAGGCTGCCGAGGAATTTGAACCGGAGTTTGAGTCGGCCGCCGAGGATATGGTTGACGAGTTGATAGATAAAATATGACAATTCGAGAAGTACGCGCGGCACTGACCGCGCTGTTAAAGCAAGCAGCACCCGGTGTTCCGGTGTCCAAATCGGACACCGATAAACCCGTGGTGCGTCCGTCCTTCAAAATCGACATTTTCCCGGCCGAGGGAAACGCCGCCTGCGGCGGTGCGCGGGAGCGGTCGATCGACGTGGACGTTTGGTACTATCCCGCCGAGCGGGTGGAGTACCTCGAGGAGTGCAGTGAGATGGCGGAACGCCTGATCGCCGCACTTGAAACCGGTATCGACACCGGCGAGATCGTGCTGGTGCCGGACGATACGGTCAGCACGACCATATCGCTCGGTGTGCTGGTGCTCCAGTTTGCACTCAGCTGGTGCGAGAGCGCCGCCGAAACCGGAGAAATGATGGAAACCCTCGAATACTGAGAGGAGGAGTAAAACCAATGGCAATTACAATGCCGAAAATCGAAATCAGTTTTGAGCAGAGAGCTGTGTCGCTTATTGACCGCTCGGAACGCGGCATCGCAATCCTGATCGTGCGCGACGATACGGATAAGAGCTTCACGCACAAGCAGTACAGTGACCTCAGCGCCGCGCAGGCGGACGAGAACCTGTATACGGCGGACAACTACAACGCTATCTGCGACCTGCTCGGCTTTGCGCCGTACCAGATGCACGTGTTCCGCGCGGACTCGGACGGCGCACTGGCCGATACGTTGACCGAGATCAGCAAAACCGTAAAAACCGGTTGGCTGACTATTGCCGGTCAGAGTGCCGCTGACGGTCTGGCGCTGTCCGCGTGGGTCAAAACGCAGGACAACACCAAGAAGAAAACCTACAAGGCGGTCTGCTATGGCCTCACGACCCTGCCGGATGATATGCACGTGGTCAATTTCATCAACGAAAAGGTCACGTTCTCCGATGATCGCGGGGAAAAGGACGGCGTAGCGTATCTGCCGAGCCTTGTCGGCATTTTCGCCGTCTGCAACGTCAAGAGAGGCAGCACCAACTACCAGTGCTCTAATCTGAAAGAGGTGCAGGAGGTCGAGGACAACGATGCGGCGCTTGGCACCGGCAAGTTTATCCTTGTTAACAGCGAGGACAATACTGTGCGTATCGCACAGGGCATCAACTCTATGACGACCACGGATGGCAAGACGCGCACTGAGGATATGTGCCTGATCGAGACCGTCGAGGCCATGGACATGATGAAGGACGACATTGCGGCGACATTCCGGGAAACGTATCTCGGCAATTACCGCAACAGCCGTGACAACCAGATGATGCTCGTAAATGCACTCAACAGCAGCTATTTCCGTCAGCTCATGCAGCAGACAATCCTTGATCCTGATTATGCGAACGCTGTAATGATTGATGTAGATGCACAGAGAGCCGCATGGGTGGCATCCGGCAAGAGCGAGGCGGAGAGCTGGGACGACGACACGGTCAAGGCCAACCCGTTTAAGAGAACGGTTTACCTGACCGCAAATGTCAAGATCCTGAACTCGATGACCGACCTCATTTTCCCGATCACGATGGCGTAACAGGAGGTACTTATGGCTGATTTTAACCCGAACCGCGTGCTCCATGGTAACCAGGGCAATGTCTGGTTCAATGGCAAGCGCCTGACCACACTCCAGAGCGTGGAGGCGAAAGTAGGCGCGGACTTTGAAGAAGTGAACGTCTGCGGCGATCCGGCAACCTACCGCATTTACAACGGTTATTCCGGCGAGGGCACGTTTACCGTGCTCAAGATCGACTCGGATGTGCTCCAGATGATGGCGGATGCCTACCAGTCCGGCGAAATGCCGACAGTGACCATCATCACCGCACTGGCCCAGAAGGGCACCAACAAGGTAGAGCGCGTGTCGCTGTCCGATGTGACGATCGACGAATTTTATCTGGCGAAGTTCGAGAAGAAAGCAAAGGTCGAGGAAGAGGTGCCGTTCAAGTTCGGTCACTTTTCCGTTCTGGAAACCATTAAGGAGTAAAGCATGGACAAGAAGTTACTGGACGCGCTGGCGGCGAAAGCCGAGCAGCGCAAGGCCGACAAGGCCAAGATCATTCAGTTTAAGGTCGGCGGTCAGCTGCTTGATTTTGTTAAGATCGGGCATACCGCACAGCTGGATGCTTATGAGGCATTTCTCGCTGCACGAGAGCAGCCGGCGCAGATGCTGAACATCGGCGCACAGCTGATCTACGACTGCTGTCCGGCATTGCAGGACACGGAGCTGCACACCGCGCTCGGCGTGACCGACCCGTACGACGTTATCTGGGCGCTGATGGATGTCCGCGAGGTCAATGAGCTCGCGGCATCCCTGTTTGCCTGGCTTGGCCTGATTGCCGGTGATGAGGATGAGGACCCGGTAAAAAACTGATTGAGCGCGACCCGGTGCTCGACCTTGCGGCGTTTTATGCGGTACGAGGCATCACGCCGGAGCAAATCCGGCAGATGAGCTACGCAGACCGTGCGGTGCTGCGAGTCGGGCGGGCGCGCTGGTTCGAGAATATGATAAACCTGATTGCGGCAGGCATCTGCCGCGCATATACACCGGAGGAGGGGCGGAACAGTGGCTAAAAATAAGGTTATCAACACCGTCCTGACGGTGCGGGATAATATGTCCGGCGGTCTGGTCAAGGCCGCACAGAATGCGAAAAAGTTCGGCAAGGCAATCGACAGCAGCATGATCTCCGCTACGCGCAGCGTGGTGGCGTTTAAGAATAAGTCGGTCGCAGCCTTGCAGGACTACGCCAAGAAAGCCGGTGCGGCAATCGTTGCCGGTACAACTGCCGTGGCAACCGGTCTGTCGGCGCTGACGCTCAAAAGCGCACTCGCCGCCGATGACCTTAACACTCTGGCAAAGCAGAGCGGCTTTTCGACAGCAGACATCCAGAAATGGCAGTATGCCTCGGACCTGATCGACGTGTCGATTGACGATATCGTCAAGTCTGCCGCAAAGATGAAGAAGAACATGATCTCGACCAGCTCAACTACGGTCGATGCATGGAATCAGCTCGGCATTAAGGTCAAGGACAGCAACGGTCATCTGCGTAACAGCACGACGGTCTTTTACGAGACCTTGACCGCGCTGTCCAAAGTGCAGAACGAGACCGAGCGCGACACACTGGCAATGACCCTGTTTGGCAAAAGTGCGGACAGCCTTGCAGGTATCGTCGATGACGGCGGTGCCGCTCTGCAGGAGCTGGCCGGTAAGGCCGAGAAGGCCGGTGTTATTCTGTCGCAGGATACGCTGGACAGCGCAAATGCCCTTAACGATAAGGTGGATACGCTCAAGGCCACGGTCAAGGGCTTTGCAGGAAAGGTCGGCTCGGAGCTGGCCGGTCGTGCGTCCAAGGCACTGGATGTTGTCGGCTCGCATTTTTCCAAGGCGTTCAACACGTCACCAATGGACTGGCTTAACGGCAAGCTGGACACGCTGATGGCAAAGCTCGACAGCTGGATTGCCGGAGGCGGCCTGGAACGGCTGGCGGATCTGCTGGTAAACGGTGTGCAGCTCGGCGCCCAGAAGGCAGGCGATATGCTGAAAAAGGCCGGTGACGCGCTGAAATGGTGCAAGGACCACAGCGATACGCTTGTAAACGTGCTGAAAGGTCTAGCCGCTGCATGGGCTGTCAAGAAGGTGCTGGATTTTAACAATGGACTGGCCGACTGCGTAGGCAATATCGGCGGTATCATCAAGACGGTGCTGACCATGACCGGTGTACTGGGCGGTCAGGCTGCCGCCACCGGCACAGCGACAGTTGCACAGACCGGACTTAACACTGCAATGGCGGCAAACCCGATCGGTGCAGTCATCCTTGCTATCGAGGCACTGATTGCGGTCGGTGTGCTGCTGTACAAAAACTGGGACACCATCAAGGCCGGTGCGCAGAGCCTTTGGAACAAGTTTAAGGACGTCAGCATTCGCATTGGCACTGCCTTTTCCGGTGCGTTCAACAAGGTCAAAAATGCCGCTAAGACGGCGCTGGAATGGGTAGCAAGCAAGCTGTCGTGGCTTAATGACAAGATTGAGAGCATCCCCATCCTCGGTAGCTTGTACAAGGGTGCCAAGGGTGTACTGGGAGACGCTATCGAGTGGGTAGACAATGCCACAACGGGCAATCGCTCGGGCACGCCCACAGGTACGACCCAGACAACAACCAGAAGCAAAACGACTACAACGGCCGGTCCGGTCAAGACCACGACCTCGACCACTACGACGATACCTAAGCCGACACCCAGCAGCCTGCTGAGCCTGCCGGGACTCGGCAAGGCAACCGGCACGCCCTACTGGCGTGGCGGCTTTACAAGAGTCAACGAGCGCGGCGGCGAGATCATGAACCTGCCGAGCGGCACGCAGATCATCCCGCATGACGTAAGCGTCAAGGCGGCAGGCGGTCGGAGCGTGACGGTCAACGTCAACATCCAGGGCAACGTGATCGGCAACCGTGAGTATACCGAGCAGGTCGGTGAGTACGTCGGCCGCAAGGTGCTGGCGGCGCTCGGAAACACATAAGGAGGTGCGGTAAGTGTACAAGATTATTTTCAGCGTAAACAACAATGAAGAGGTTTGGACGCTGCCGCACTGTCCGCCGGATTTCCCGATTCCACAGCCGGAGCAGCACCACGAGACCTACGAGGGCCTGAGCCGAGACTATCGCCGCATCGGCACGCTTGGTCTGCGGCACATGGAGTGGACAGCGCTGCTGCCGGTACGCCGGTACTCCTTCATGCCGTCCGAGGCATCTGCGGATGGTTGGGCGTATGTCGATTTTCTGAGTCGGTGGCGTGACAAAAAAGTGCCGTTCCGGCTGATCGTGCTCGACAGCAAGGGTGCGGCACGGCTTAACATGCCGGTGACGGTTGACAGCTTTGATGTTACCGTGCGAAAAAACGGCGATCTGGAGTACAGCATTGCCGTCACAGAATACAAGTTTATCAAATGAGGAGGTGCGCCGATGGCGGCAGGATATGTCGATGACCACAAGCTGATTTTGTACCGCGACGGCGCACAGCCGCGCGACATCACCGCGTTTGCCAGTGACATGACGCTGACGGACGAACTCGACACGCTGGCGGCAGAGCTGACGTTTACGACGTTTATCTCGCCGTGGGACAAGTACACGCCTAAGCTGGCGCTTGCGCCGGGCGACAAGGTGCGTGTGACCAATCAAGGAAAAACGGTCTTTTCCGGCGTTATCATCACGGTGACGCTGGACGGCGGTGTTACCGCTTATGACCGCGGCTGGTATCTGAATAAGTCAGAAATCGTGCTGCAGGTCAACAACCTTGCCGCCGATCAGGTCATCCGCAAGGCGTGTGCCAAGGCGGGCGTGACAGTCGGAAAGGTATGCAGCCTGCCGACCAAGATCACGCAGCTGTGGACCGGCTCTACACCGTCCGACATTATCAGCGATGTGCTGAACACCTGCACGTCTGCGACCGGCAAGCAGTACCGCCACCGCGTGGACGACAGCGGCCTGCAGGTCGAGGCACTGCCGACCGCACCCATCAAGGCATATCACAAGCCGGCGAAAAATATCGCCGCATTTGACATCACATGGGCGCTCGGTCAGGTGAGCGGCGAGGACAGCACCCAGGACACCTACAACGCTGTGGTTATTGCCGCCGAGGACGACGGCAAGGCGTACATCGGCGCACAGGCCAGCAACGCGGCGTCTATCAAGCGCTACGGCTTTATGCAGCATATCGAAACGGTCACGGAAAATCCCGGCACGGCTGTGCTTGGGCAGATGGTGAAAAATCTGCTGAAAAATGCCGACAAGGTAGGGCAGACCCGCTCCATCTCCGAGATTTGGGGCTGTGATGAGGTGACAAGCGGCGTGGTACTGAGATTTAACTCGCCCGCGTTTGGCATCAAGGGCAACTTCCGTATTACTCGCGTGGAGCATCACTACGGCGGTGCAGGGCACACAATGGCGCTGGAAATCACGGCGCTCGAGCAGGTGCGAGCCGCCGCCGAGGGCAAGACCGACGCGGCAGCCATCAAGGCCGCCAGCACGGACAAGGTGCAGGTGTTCGGCCTGCCGGATCTGTCCGGCGGCAGTGACGGCGGCTCGGGCGGCACGATCGTCAAGGCACTGTTTACGGCTTACTATCCCGCCAACAATGCGCTTGAAGGCGGTTATCTGGATGCGCAGGGCAACAGGCTCGACCCGAGCAAGCACACCTGTGCCGCACCGCCGTCTGTGCCGTTCGGCACCAAAATCACGGTGCGTGACACCGGTACAAGCCTCGACGGCACGACCTACACGGTCAACGACCGCGGCGGCGCAATCCAGATCGTGAATGGTGTGTACCACTTTGACCTGCTGATGAGCAGCAACGCCGAGTGCAATCGCTGGGGACGTAAAAACGGCTCTGCGATCATCGGCGGCTCGGGCAGCGCGGTGTCGTTTATCAACACGGCACTGGGCGAGGTCGGTTACAAGGAGTCCGGCAAGGACATCAACAAGTACGGCCAGTGGGCCGGTCACAACGGTGTTGCCTGGTGTGTTTATTTTGTCTGCTGGTGTGCGTATAAGTCCGGCGCACCTATCCCGACAAGCTACGGCTACGTTGGCGATATGACCAGCTATTTCAAGGCTCGCGGAAAGTACAAATCGACAGGCAGTTACAAGCCCAAGGCGGGTGACCTGATGATTCAGGGAGACCGATATATCGGCATTGTAATTTCGGCAGGAGCATCAAGCTGCGAAACCGTTGAGGGCAATTGCAGCAACTCTGTCAAGCGTGTTACTCGCAGTTACGCGGAGATTTCCGGTTTCTGTACGCCGTGGGGATAACACAAGATATTGTATACTTGTGGATAACACTGTGGAAGATGTGGAAAGGAGTGCGTGCCTATGGCATGGGATACGGCACTGGCGCGGGTCATCCGAGAGACAAGCCGTGCCGAGGTCAACCGCAAGCCGCAGCCGTGGTACAGGGCAGAGGTCGTGCAGGTAACGCCCAAGCTGATCTTTGCGATTGCGGACAAAGAATTTAAGTTTGACAGCAGCACCGGCCTGATTATGACCGCGACCGCCCGCGCAAAAGAGTGGAAGGTCGGCATGCAGGCGGCGGCCATTCTGCAAGGCAGTGAGCTGCTGGTTTTAGATTCTTTATAGGAGGTGTCGGCTATGGCCGATGTGTTTCCGGTCATTCCGGAGGAGCTGCCCGCGCAGGTCGCGGAGAGCATTGGGCGCTCTCCGGCGTTTGTGTTCCACGAAGACGGCAGGTCGGACAGTTTTCAGCTGATCGACGGCGCTCTGGTCGAGCGGCAGGGCGTGGAGGCGGTCAAGCAATGGCTTGAGCTGATGCTCCGGCAAAAGCCAGGTGCAATCCCGATCTACCGGACGAGCGGCACGACCCAGCCGGGCGTGGAGGCGGCAAGCCTTGACCGCAGAGTGCCGGAGGGTTGGATCTTTGCCGAGATCGAGCGCAATGTGCGGGAGACCGCCGCGTTCTGTCCGGCTATCCGGTCACTTGACAGTTTTAAGTTTACGCGCGTGCGGCGCGGCGTGGAGGTACGCTTTACAGTCCGCCTGCACACCGGAGAGAGTGAGGAGGTGACGACGTTTGTCAGCGAGTGACATTTTAAGCAAGATGCTGTCCGCAATGCCGGAAAGCTATCAAAAGACCATCGGTTTCCCGACGTATGACCTTTTAGCCGCAGTCAGCCTGCGGATGGAGGGCACGGACACAACGATTGACGAGGCCAAACAGCAGCTCGACCCGGAAAACCTGCACGACAGCGCTCTTGACCGTTACATCTATCCGCGCTCCGGCTTGGAGCGCAAGGCGGCGACCTTTGCGCACGGCAGCCTGACCGTCACCGGCACAGGCACGGTCGAGCAGGGCACACTGTTTGAGAGCGGCGGCGGTGTTCAGTATTACGCAACCGAGACCGTAGCCATTGAGGGCGAGGGTACTGTGCCGGTCACCTGCACGGTGGACGGTACGGCAGGCAATCTGCCCGCGCACAGCGTGACGCAGATGCCGGTGGCAGTGCAGGGCATTGCCTCGTGCGATAACCCTGAACCGATCGGCGGCGGTTACGCGGAGGAGTCGGACAGCGAGTATTATGCACGGTACCTGCTGCGGCTTCGCACGCCCGCGACGAGCGGCAACATCTACCACTATCAGCAGTGGGCGCTTGAGGTGGCTGGTGTCGGTCATGTCAAGGTGTTCCCGCGGGTGCAGGGCGTCAACACAGTTGATGTCGTAATCGCGGACAACGCCGGTCAGCCTGCATCGCCTGCGCTCGTGAAGTCGGTGCAGGACTACATCGACCCGGACAGCGAGGGAGCCGGTAGGGGACAAGCTCCGATCGGTGCACAGTGCTTTGTCACTGCTGCAACCGGCAAGGCCATCACGGTCAGTTGCACGGTGTCCAAATCGGACACCGTGACCGAGGACATTCTAACGTCCGGCATCAAGGAGAGCGTTGCGGCCTATCTGGCAGGCACGGTCTTTACGCAGGACTACATCAGCTATGCGCAGATCGGTGCGGCCATCATGGACACGCCGGGCGTGATTGACTACGCCGGGCTGAAAGTGTCCGGCGGCATCGTGAATATTGCAATCGCGGAACGTGAGTGTCCGGTTCTCGGAGAGGTGACAATTACCTATGGCTGAGTTTGACAACATGCTGCGCAGTCTGCCGGTGGCGTACCGCACGGACAAGTGGGTGTGCGACCTGCTTGCCGCGATCCAGTCGCTGGACGACACGCAGCGAGAGCAGATGTTCGACATTACGCAGCAGCTGTTCCCCGGCAGTATGACGTGGGCGCTTGCCATCGAGGAGCGCGACGCCGGACTGGCATCGACCGGCACGCTTGAGGAGCGCCGCACGGCGCTGATTGCACGGTGGCGCGGCTCGGGTAAGTGCGACGTTGACCTGATTCAGCGCGTGTGCGACAGCTGGAAAAACGGCGAGATTTCCGTCGGCTTTGCCAAGGGCGTGATTGTGCTGACGTTTGTCGGCGCGTATGGCATCCCTGCACCGGCCGAGCTTGCGGCGCTGCAGGAGGCGGTAGACCGCACAATCCCGTGCCATCTGGCGGTGCAGTTCCTCTGGCGCTGGCTGCTGGTGCGCGAGGTGTCCGCGATGACGGTCGATGAGCTGCAGTCGCACCCCATCAGCGATTTTGCGTTTGAGGAGTGATACAGTGAGCAAAACAACAAAAAATCTCGGGCTGTTTGAGTATGAGAAGAACAAGGACGGCGCGAGCACGTTTAATATCGAGCAGGCCCTTAACGGCAACTGGGACAAGCTGGACAACGAAGTTGCAGCGCGTGTAAAGACCACGGAATTGGCTTCCGAGGTCAAGAAGACCGTGAAAGGCGGCAGTCTGACTGCCTCTGATCTGGGCGCGGTATCGGCGGCGGATAAGGGCAAGGCTGGCGGCATTGCGGGTCTGGGCGATGACGGCAAGGTGCCAGCAGCGCAGCTGCCCGAAATGAATTACGAGGGCAAGGGCGCCGTAGATACGCATAACAAGAGTTCAACCGCGCACAAGGAGCTGTTCGCCCAAAAGCTCGACAAGCTGACCGGCAAGAAAGGACAGTTTGCAGGCTTTACGGAGGATAACGTAGTCGGTGCGATGGATGCCCCCAACGGCGGCGAAAGCGACTCCGGCGTTGGCGAGCTGCAGGACACCGAGATGGAGGTCGGCACGATCACCAACGCAGGGGCAGGCTGGAACACCTACCATTTTAGAGAGGCGTTTGAGGGCATCCCGCAAGTTGTATGTCAGGCCGAGGACTTTGATGGCGTTGTGCTGGTCAAGGACATTACCGCCGAGGGATTCCTCTACTGTCTGCGCAGGCTGGCAACGGGCAGCTACTACACCGGCGACTCGACCGGCACCAATCCGTCGCACAAAGAGACCACACTGGTCAGCGGCACAACGACCACGGCTGACAGTATCAAGATTAACTACATCGCCGTAGAGTATGGAGGAGAACGATAAATGTTAGCAAATCAGAGCGATTTTATGGCGTATGCGGGTGCGTTTAAGTCGAATTACCGCAAAGGCGTCCATAGATTGGAGACGATCCTCTCCAATCCGACCCATGCGGCGGAGTTTGCCGCCAACCTCGGCGGTGTGAGTGTCGTACTGGGCGTTCCGGTGAATCTGCCGGACCGCAACAGCGACAAGCTGCTTGAGCTGCTGCTCGGCAGTACGGTTGCCGATGATGCGGTGCTGACATGGATGCACCAGTTTTACGAGTTCACCGGTTGGGACGATCTGCTCAGTGATTCCGCCCGCTGCAAGGAGATGGCCAACAACCCGCTGATCTGGCGCGCGGCCGGCGGCAGTAAGCTGGCGGTTGGCAAGTCTATTGCTACGCTGGCGGGGCTGTCCTGCGCTGACTATGCAGACATCGACGCGGTAGCGGCTTCTCAGGTTGCTATGACGGCGGTAGCAGCCTCTCAGGTTGCTATGGCGGCTATCA